AATTGCCAAATGAACCAGTTGTGTCTCCAGCAAAAGAAATAGTTTTCTTTTCCCAAGTGTCGGCTGCATTTATTGTGTAAGCCGAACAAACACTTCTTGAACTGTCGGAGTTATCTAGATGTACTCCATAAGTTCCCGTAACATTTGATTTAACATAAAAAGAGAATGTTATATATTCAGCATTACTTGTACCATATTTTAAATGCTGTAGATTCTGTCCTTCAATCCTTTGTTGAAAACGAACTCTTTCATCTGAAGCAAGAGTTGTTTCTGCTGTTGTAATTGTTAGCTTAAAAGAACTGCTAAATCCTGTTGGGGCATCTGTAGACTGTGCGTGTGTTACTCTTAACTCGTCAGGAGTACCATTATATGCTGTTTTAAACCTATCTACTGTGTAGTACCCTAATGATGAAACGCCCGTACTACTCGTACCCCTCTGGGCAACCTGCATCGCACCATTGATGATAAGATTTTTGTTTGCTTGAAATGCGCCATCGGCTATGTCGGCAGTCTGTATCTGTGTATCAGTACCAAGTAGATTAGCAAGATTACGGGCGTTACTCATAGCTTACTCCGGGTTTACAGGCCACACCACATCGTCAAGAGATGTGTATGTGTTGGTTATATCTCGCAGTGCCTGACGATAAGTTGTACGCTCTACGGACATAGTAAGGTCAGAAGATGCCCACCAGTCTGTCTCGGCGATACGTTTGTTACGCTCTTCGCGCAGCAGCTTCATAGGCTCTGCCGCGTTCAAGTCACCTAATGCAATCTTAACCGTACCCCAAGATATGCTGCCCCAATCATCTGGGTCATCGGACAGGATAGCCGAACCGCTGTCATCGGTGCCAGTGACAATGCGAAAAGCCGCGTTGAAGCTGATGGCGTCTGTCGGCTCATCGCCATACAGAACCCACTGAGCGTCCGCGTCTACTACTTTGATTGCGTCTGATACTGATGCCATGTTTTTAACCTATCAGCTTTGCTGAAAATAAAGTTGCGCCTTCGTGGTCATCAGTATGGTGGGATGCATAACCATTATGCCACCCTATTGCAACTTGTTCGCCAGCATTTAATTCCAAAAACCCATGATAAGCAAGAGTATACCAAGAGTAATCGTTTAATGTCCAAACTCTGTATATTTCTTCACCAGATGTTCCAGCGGCATCTAATTTAACAACAATTAAAGCACGATAGTTTGTTGATGTCGCTTGACCACTCATGGCTGTAATTTCATAAATTCCATTAACTGGAGCCACTAATCTTCCATTACTAAGAAGATTGCCTCTATCAACTTCTGTTACATCCCAACTACTAATATAAGTTGTAGAAGATTCATCTGAAGTATTACTTAATGAAAGACCAGAAATCGTAGATGCGTTTTCTCTACCTCTAACAGAAAACATGGGTTGGTTAGAGCCATACAATAGTTTTTGACCGGGAGTAACGTCACCACTGCTATCAATCGTTAGCGCGGTGTTCGAGTTTGTCGGGTCTTGAATCTCGGAGACTTTTAATATGCTGGTCATCCGCCTATCTCCATAAGTGTGATTGTAGATGTCATGCGAGGGTCATTAGTCACCGCATCGGTGTCTCTCTCTGACCTGTTTATAAACACGCTATAAGATGAGCTTGTGCTTGCAAACTGAACTTTGTAAGTAGTCGCACTGGTAGTGGATGGGGTGTCTAAATAAACCGCTGTTTGTCTGGGTATAATCCCCGGATTGTCAGCATCATAAGTATGAAAACTTAAAGACGGTCTGTTCCCCCTGTTTTGTGCCTCTCCTATAATCGTACTAGAACCCCTTAATATACGCCCATAAGCGAAAGTGTTTGGTGCATCAAAACCAAGCGCAAGGCTTACTGTAATCAATATCTTTGATGAGGTTGATTTAGGTGTTATTGTTGCGGATAGGCCAGTTACATCTGCAAAAGTAGGACACACAGAGGTTGTTGACTGAGTATCCGTTTTTTCTGCATTTACAACCTGCAACACATGACCCGGAATATATATCCCGTTGCCGCTGGTCTTTTCATTTATTGTATCTACAAATAATGTTGACATTTTGTTAACCTATTAAGTAGCCGCTAAAAGTGGAGTGTGCTTTATAGTATTCACCTGCATACCCAATGATAGATACATATTGACCACTTGTTAGTTCTAAGTTTTCAGAAAAACTTGTTGTGTTGTCTGAGGCAGTGTTTTCAGCATTAAGATAATATCGGTATGATGGTGTTGCCCCGTTTATTGAAATATAAAAAGAAGAAACAGTAGAAGCATTATTTACATAAAGCTTGCCACTAAAATTATACAGTCCATCTACAGGAGCAGTAAACCTACCAGTAGAGGTGGAATAATGACTGCCAACATTATAATCAGTAGAAGGCATTACAACTTCGTGAGAACTACTTAAAGATTGCCAAGAGACTGCTGTATCATAAGCATAAAAAGCTGGTCTAGCTGGTGTGAGAATGCGACCAGTGCTATCAATAGTCAGCGCGGTTGTCCCCGCCGCGTTTCTTATCTGGTCTACATTTAATATAGAAGCCATGCCTGCCTCACAGTATCGTCAGATTACCGTTTACGGTAATGCTGGTTGAAGTATCAATAGTCAGCGGCCCAATCGCCAATGCGTTCTTGGCGGAGCCAATGGTTGTGTTCTGGTCTACCGTCTGGTCGTTGGTTCTAAACACCGCCGTATCTACCGTAGTATTCGTGGTCTGGAAGGACGTCGCGGTTATCTCGCCTGCAAACGTGCCGCCAGAAGACTTACTTACTGTATCAGTTACGGTAAACGCACGATAGGCTCTTATTACTAGCTCGTCACTTACCGCAGCGCCAGACCCCAAAGTTATCGTATCACCATTGCTGGTAGTAAAATCTGTGGTGTCTAGATGCACACCATTAAGATACACATCTACATCATTGCCAGAGAAAGACAGTATGGCACCGTTGGCGTCCGCACCTGTGAACGCGGTCTGGCTAGCGGTAGCAGTGTACTTAAACAGTGCCATCGCGTAACTGAGAGGCTGGTCTATGGCGCGACCAAAGAAGCGCACCTGTATTACATCGCCGTTAGCTGGCGGGGCTGAGAAAGTCAGGGTGGTGCCTTGCGCTGTATATGCCTTGCCGATACCCGGTTCTTGGACCACGTTACCAATGACAACCATAATGGCTTCGCCGCTAACAACATTCTGCGTCAGGGTGAACGCGGTGCTTGAACCATCACCTGTAAAGGTCTGAAAGGTAATGTCACCTACATTTGGGTCAACGCCTAAGTACGCCATTATGCTAAATCTCCCCACACCTGCGAATAGTGACCCGATGCATCAGTATAAGTAGTTGTGTTATACCTAACAGCGTAATGATTAAATTGAGTGGTTGTTGGCGAATAACTTGTTGAAGAGGTAACATAACAGTAATTACCTGCAAAACCGTTATAAGAATAGCTGTTGTTACCCATTGCGTTTGTCATTACAACTTGAAACACCCCAGACCCGCCATCGCTTATCGAACTTATATTTAATGAATCGCGAACAGAATTTGATGACGTTGCATCAAAATTAACCCACGCCTTCGCACTACCGTTAATCACATAGGTAGTATCTACAGACTCGGTGCCTGCATTGTTAGCCAGCGTTGTTAGTCTCAGTTCGCTTGCCATTATGCGAGGTCTCCGTAAGTTTGCATAGAGTGATAATCACCATCTCGGCTACTGAAGGTGGCGTCTCCTGTAGCACATCTGTAGACGTTTGTGCCGTGGTAGAGTGCATCTGAACTCATCCAAGTAGAATAACCAGCAGCCCCATCCCCACCACTATCAGACGATGCGTAATACAAATGCGAATGATTGTTTGTAAAGTTTATATCTGTCTGCCCTACCCCTTGGTCAGTAAGACTTGATACATTAAGAGTATCATTACTTTTTTGCGCTGTACCACTGTCAGTATGATACGCTACATAAGTTTTAGTCAGGCCTTCTGTTAGCGCAAAAGTTACATTTCCACCACCATCGGTAATCGTAATGTTGCCAGCCGCTGTGTTACCTCTTAGGTCATCTACTTTAAGTATGCTTGCCATTATGCGAGGTCTCCCTGAACTTGGCTGTATGTCCTGAACATGTCCGACACACCAAAACTACTGCTCCAGTTATTATGTATATAACTTCCTGTTCCTGTAGTCTCAAATCCAGTGATTCCGGGGCTGTTGTTGTTTTCAAGCCTTTCAGTTCCGTCCACAAGATTGTATTCAGAATTGTTCATTGAATTAGTAAAAGACATTGTGTAGTCACCAGTACCATTATCAACAACACCAGACATGTTGAGACTGTCCATAATGGCATTTGTACTTGTACCTTTGTAAGTAATCCACGCCTTCGCAGCACTCTGCTTAGTCAGCGTGACAGGTGACGTACCATTCTTTGCCGCAATCTCATCTACATCCAGCTTCGATGCCATTAGACAATACTCCAGTAGCCGTTAACGGTTACGGTTGCGTTCTGCGTAATCGGCCCTGCCGATACGCCATTCTGGTCAGCATCAATAGTAAAGTCCGTAGATATCGTGTTGCCGTTACGGCGCACGATATTCTCGTCCTTTGACTCTTCTTGGTTATTAACAAGGTTTGGATGTAATTTACTTAGAGCCATTGCCCTTCTCCATTAAGCAGAGAAGGGGCTGTCACCCAAAGTAGAAGAATCCCAAGCGGCCTTTAGTTCAGAAATGCTAGTTGCATTATCAATTCCAGAAGCAGCGGTGGCATCACGAAGAGCGTTTTTCTTTGCCACTGATGCAGACTTTGCAGTAGCATCTTCTGCTTCTAGAGCTTTCATGTATGTCACATCTTCTGCTTCTAACAGAGGGCCACGCACTTCACGGATTTTATCCTTGAAGATTTCCTTTGCCTTATCCATGTCTTCAGAAATTACTGAGCCATTTAGTGCCCACGCGCCGCGAAAATCACGGTTTGCTGGCACGGTTGCTGACGCAGCATCAATTTGATTACCGTCTTTGTCAACAATATATGTAGTTACAGCCATTATTTACTCCTATGCTGCTATTTCATTTGAAATGCGCCATGCATTTCGCCATTCCCGCGACTGCGGTAATTGCTCCTTACGGCATATTACCATCTTTGGACGGTTGCCGCTATCCCAATCCTGCCATACGCTTTGTGGGCAGTCCTTGAGAATGAGATATTCGATAGCTTCCTTTTCTGACATCGCTGGCATTGGCTCAGTCTGATGCAACAGGTAGCCACGAGTGTGTTTCTTGAAATCTTCTTGCGCTTCGTCTTTGGCAAGTTCGTGGTATACCCAGACCGGGGGCAGGATACCACCTTGTAGTGCTGCCGCCATCCAGTTCGGGTCTGGAACGAGTATCTTAGCGCACTCATCTACGCTATCTTCGTACACTACACGGTAGTCTGACTGATAGCCTTCAAGGTTTTCTTTCGCCCAGCACAGTCTGTCCCATAGATGTGTGCCTTTAAACTCAGGTGTTTTCATTATGCAAGGTCTCCGTGTGCATTTCCTAATTCCATATCAATATCAGTGGCGGTGCCAGAGCCGTAGTTACAAAACCCTAACTCAGAAGTTGTGTAAACTGGCGTATAGCTGTTAGAAATTCCTGCCCCCATAATCTGCGCCATGTGAAATGCGTTATTCCAATCAGTGTCGGTCGTGCCATGATTTCCTACAGGTGTGTAGTCTGTAGCATTAAAATTACCAGTAAAAGCAACTTTATAATCTCCAGTACCTTTATCAGTAGCAGAACTTATATTTAGACTATCTCTAAACGCAATAGTCCCCGTTCCATTTAGATTGTAAAACATCTTCGCACTACCATTTACAACATACTGCGTATCAAGTGACCCAGCGGTGCTGTGTTCTATTTGGTCTGCTACAATCTTGCCAGCCATTATGCTAAGTCTCCAAATATTGCAACGCAATGCAACCCTGCATTTGTAGAATTGTTTGATTGGTTGTAGTGGTCAAATCTACACCCACTCGTAGTTGTGGTGCTAGTCCCTGAAATCAAATGGTCGCCAGAATTACCAGTAGTCAATCCACTATAATCATCGTTGTTCATATTGTTTGAAAAATTAGAACTAAAAAACCCTGTTCCGATATCGGTCATCCTTGCTTGATTAAAACTATCTGTACCAGTTGCATCCCCTTGCCCCTGCATCCAAAGTTTAGCCACCCCCTGCTGTAACTGCATCGTAGCAGAACCGCCCTCAGAAGTGATGGTCACATTGCCAGCAGCAGTCTTGCCAGTGAGTTTGTCTGTAATAATCTCACTCATGCTAGGTCTCCTATTGACGTAACCCAAACTTTACACAAATCAAACATACCACCATCAGATTGACCAGTTGAACCGTAAGCTGTGCTGTATTGAATTGTTGTTGTGGTAAGAGGGTCTATCGTGTTGTTTGAGTTTGTGCCAACAACTACTGTACCCATCGCTCTTGAAGAACCGCTTTCAATGGTAGCCCCATCATCATTGCTGTTATATAAAGTAGTAAAAATGCACCTATCATGTTGAGATGAAAACGCAGATGTTATGTTAAGCGTATAAACACCAGTTTCTTCATCTGTGACACTGCTCACATTGAGCGAACCTTCAATGACATTATTATGACCATCCCAAGAAATCCACTGTTTCACAGCTTCTTGCTTAGTCAGCGTTACAGGGCTAGTGCCGTCTGATGCTACGATTGTATCTGTTTTTAATGTACTCATAGCGTCACCAATGTCCCACCTGTTGCCACTGTTACTGTAACGCCTGTTGCCACTGTTATTGGACCTGTGACAGAAGCGTTCTCTGTCGCCGCGATAGTAACATTGCTAGATACAGTCTGCTCGTTGATTTGAAACAGTTCGGTCTTCGTCTTGTCAGCAGAAGTTGTAAACTTCGTACCTGTTACGGTACTGCTAAACGTACCCGTGGTTGCCGCTAATGCCTGATTAGCATCATGCTCCAAACGGACAGTAGCCGCCGCCATACCCCGGAAAATAACATATATGTTACCAGTACCCGTCTGCGGTGCCTCAGAGAATGTTAACGTGGTACCCGCTGCGGTGTAAGCCTTAGTCGAACCTGGCTCCTGCTGGAGATTGTCAACAAACACTTCCAACTCTTCGCTAGAATTAACAGCTAAGTTAAGCGAGAACACGGTTGTCGAACCATCGCCGTTGAAACTCTGGCTAGAAATCTTAACTAGCTGGTTCTGCGGTTGTGCGCCTACATATGCCATTATGCGAGGTCTCCGTGCGTAGCCGCAGTGCTAAACTGCGTGTCTATATTAGAACTGTGTGCGCTATTCCAATTTAAAAACGTACCTGTATTTGTTGTTGTTCTAGCATCCTCGCCCTCATCCCAATGAAAGTTAGCCGCATCTGCCAAATATGTTACAGGATGATTTGCTTGTGCCATTGCATTGGTGTATGTAACATTAAATTTTCCTGTTGATTTATCTGTGGCTGAACTCATATTAAATGTTTCAGTAGCAAGTGTATTAGTCGCTTGATTATACGAAAAATGACCTTTGTTGGCCTGTTGCTTAGTAAGAGTAGCAGGGCTGGTGCCATCGCTGGCAGCAATTGTATCTACATACATTTCTGATGCCATTACGCGAGGTCTCCACAAATTATATAAGCAGAATTATAGTCTTGCTTGCTATCTGAGGCTGTAAGCCCTGTTACCATCTGTATTGTTGTTGTTGTGACAGTGTTGACTACAGCATTACGATTTGTTGAACCACCACTTTTCAT